ACGCTGACCGTCAATGAGGGTGACACATTTGCGTTCGCCTGCGGCGTCGGCGGCGAGGGAGGTACAGGAGGCGCGACGCCTACCGCGGGAGCCGCCGGAACCGACACCACGTTCGGCACCTATTCGACAGCGACGGGCACCAGCAGCGACGCCGGATACATTGATCCGATCTCCGGCGACCAGTTCGCGCAGCTTGGCAAGGCGGGAATCGCAGGCGGGGACGGCGTAGGATTCAAGCGCAACGCAAACAACGAGTGGGAGCTTGTCACGCCGGCGCCGATTACAGTGAACGGCGTGGAGTATTCTGCAGGCGCTCAAGGAAACACAGCGACAGACTACCGCGCTCTCGGTCTGCCGTATGGCAGCCTGAAATATAACGCTGTCGGCGGCTTCGGCGGCGGCAACGCTTACAAGGGCAACGGCTCCGCGGGAAGCTCCGGCACCGGCAGCCTGAACACAAGTGGCTCGACGCCGGCCGTCACCAGCCAGCCCGGCCCAGGCGGAAACGGCGCGAACGCTGCGGCGCCCGATGACGAGACGGTCATGGGCCGTGGCGGAACGGGCGGAAACGGTGGAGGCGGCGGCGGCGCGTATGGCACGGCGGCCAACACAAGCAGCGACTACCCGACGAGTGATCACAGCCTTGCCGTGCAGTACTACGGCAGCGGCATCCAGTCAAATGCGACCATCAACATGATTTTTCGCACCGGCTCTCAGGGCGGCGCCGGATCGGTCGGAGGCAAAGGCGCCAACGGCGGCATCCGAATCTATTGGGGAGAGTGATTTATATGTCGATTACAGCGCCAAATTATGTGCAGGGGCAGTATTCCGTCGCAGACCGCGACAGGATCTTCGCCAAGGCGGACAAATATCCGGACGCTTCCGCCGGCATCACGAATCAGGTGCCGACGCTGGCGGCTGACGGTTCCATCATCTGGCGGCAGCAGTCGAGCGGAGGCGGAGACGGCACAGCGAATGCGAATATCGCGGTGGTCGAGGACACCAGCACGGCGTCTCAGGCGTATGCCGTCGGCGACCTGCTCGTGTATAGCGGGCAGCTTTACCGCGTGACGGCTGCCATCGCGCAGGGCGGCACTATTACGCCGGGCACCAATGTCACGCCGACTACGGTGGCGGACGAGCTGGAGTCCGGCGGAGGCGGCGGAGGAGTCAGCAGCTTCAACGGCCGCACAGGCGCGGTCACTCCTCAGTCCGGCGATTATTCGGCATCGGACGTTGGCGCTTTGCCTGCTCCATCCAACACCGGCACAGCCGGGCAGGTGCTCACAAAGACGGCGGACGGCTCGGAGTGGGCGAACGAAAGCGGCGGCGGAGGCAACGATGCAAACCTCGCTCCCGTCGAAACGACATCTACCGCCTCGCAAGCCTATGCCGTCAACAGCTTCCTCGTCTACGGCGGACAGCTTTACCGCGTTACCGCAGCTATTGCGCAGGGTGATACGCTGACGGTGGGGACGAACATCGCGGCGGCGGACGTGGGGACGTATCTTGCGATGGTCGCGGCGGCTCCGAACGCGGGAGGCTTTGCACCTGCGGGGTACGGTAGTGCCGGTGAAACTTTGGCCAAAATCGGTATTGGTGCGTCTACAGAAGCGGAGTTTAACACGCAGCTTTCCACTTTTTTCCAAACCCTGCCTAACCGTAGTTTTAGTGCGGTGTGCATTTACCCTGATTGGCTTAGCGACGGTACTGCATATTTGGGTATCATTTTTAAGGCTGGCGCCAGTTATGGCTCACTTGTTGTGATGCCGAATTATAATCTCGGGAATGATATTCACGGTGTAAAAAGACTAATCAACAATGTTTGGAGCCCATACGAATGGGTCAACCCGCCCCTCACCGTTGATACAGAATACCGCACAACGGAGCGGTACAACGGCAAGCCTGTGTATGTGCAAGTGTTTACAATACCCTCATCCGTGCGTGGAGCGCGTACCGTGTATGACAAAACAATCACAAATTTTGGCTTGCTTGTTGATGTAAAAGCGACCATTCATAATGCGTGGAATATGCCGAATTTGTATGGCTGCACGAATCTAAGCACATCAGGATATGCCGCGTACTTAGACGGCGCGAGTATGCAGGACACTAGTACGTTTCGGGTTGCTTACTTCATTGGCACTAGCATCTCATCTGGATGGAATCCTTACATTACTGTCAAATACGTCAAAACAACTGATTAAAGGAGGATATTATCATGCAGAGAGTTATCTACAAGGTTCACTACGAGGTCACGATCAACGGCAACAACTCCGCTGTCTCCGGCTACCCGAAAGCCTTTGACAGTAAGGACTACGGCAACGATACCGACAAAGCCTTCGCCCGCGCCGAGGGCGCGTACCATCAGGCGATCGCGGACGCTTGCGCGGTCTACGAATCCCGTGAACAGCAGACGGTCTATCTCGTGGACAGCGCGGGCAACCAGCGGTGGTGCTGGAGCAAGGGCGAGCTTGCCGAAGTTGAGCCGCCGGTCGAGGGCGAGGGCGAGTAAAGGAGGCGCGAAATGGGAAATCACGCCACTGTCACGCAGGTCACGATGGCGGGGACGATAGCCGCTATCGGAACGATGTGGGGCAAGGTCGGTTGGCTCTTTGTCCTCTGGGCGGTCGCTATGGGCATTGACTACCTCACCGGCACGCTCGCGGCGATCCACAACCATGAATGGAACAGCAACCGCTCCCGTGAAGGTGCCTGGCACAAGGCGGGAATGTTCGTCATCGTCCTCGTGGCCGCCATGTTCGATCTGGCTGTCAAGCAGATCACGGCGGCGTCCGGCATCATTCTCCCGTTCGACGTGCTGGCTCTCCCCATCGTCCTCTCGTGGTACACCATCACGGAGCTCGGCAGCATTTTGGAGAACGCCATCAAAATGGGAGCCGAGAACGTGCCGGAGTGGCTTAAAAAAGGTCTGAAGGTCGCAGCCGACACCATCGACCACACAGGCGAGGCGGCTGTCGGCGGGAAGGATGATAAAGATGCGCAAAGCAGGTGAGAGCGTGGCGGCTGATATCCTGGCCATAGCGGTCGAGGAGATCGGATACCACGAGGGCACCGGACATCGGAATAAATACGGCTCGTGGTACGGCCTCGACGGCGTCGCCTGGTGCATGGAGTTCGTTCAGTGGGTTTACGTGCAGGCCGGCATTCCGCTGCCGCTCAAAACGGCCTCCTGTGGCGAGCTGCTGCGCTGGTACAAAGCAAACCAGCCGGAATGCGTGACGGACGATCCGGTGCCCGGCTGTATCGTGATTTTCGACTTCCCGGGCGGGGCCTCGACCGACCACACCGGCATCTTCGTCGGCTGCACCGAGTCCAAGATCACGACCATCGACGGCAACACCAGCAGCGGCAACGATGCGGCCGGCGGCTATGTGCAGTGCCGGATTCGCAGCCTGACATACTCAAATCCGACCTACATCATCCCGCACGAGCTGGAGGAGGAGTCAATGGAACGCAGATACAACACCATCCGCGAAGTCTCCGACGCCTGCCCGTGGGCGACCGAGACCGTCGCGAAGCTCATCGAGGGCGGCATCATCAAGGGCGGCGGCTTAAAGGACGAACAGGGGAGACCGGCCGACATGAATCTCAGCGAGGACATGCTCCGGCTCCTCGTCTGGAACGACCGCGCTGGGGTTTTCTGCCATGTATGAGGTCTACGCCGACGGCGTTCCCACCGGCCGACTGTTCATGAGCGAAGAGAACGCTTACCTCTGGATTCACACGCACGGCTCGCCGGATTGCGCGTACAGTGTGCGGCCATTCTCGCACTGGTAGCCAAAACATTTTGCACACTAAAATGCACACTAAAATCTGAAATGCCCTATTTATGCGGCTTTTGAGACTTTTTACGGAAGTTCGAATCCTTCACCCGCTGCCAAAATGAGGAAAAACCGTCAGCCCTTATGGTTGGCGGTTTTCCTTTTGTTCATGCGACTTTGAGGCTATTTTGCTTGTATAGAAAAGTGAGCGTTTTTGCAATTTTTTAAGAAATCACTTTGCAAAACTGAACAAGAAAATGCACACTAAAATGCACACTAGATTTTGCCGGCATAGAAGTCGCCCATCGCCTCCTGATAGCGTTTGATATCGTTCTGGGCGATGTGGGTATAAATTTTTCTCATCGTGCCGGCGTCGCTCCAGCCGCCGATCTCCATCGCAATCTGCTCCGGCACGCGGAGGTGGTAGGCGAGGGAGGCAAAGCTGTGCCGCAGACCGTGGAGGCCGACGTCGGTCACGCCTGCTTGCTGACAGATGCGGTGGCACGCGAGCCGGAGGTTGTTTTGGCTGCACGGGATCACGGAGCCGCTCGGCTGCCGGTCGCGCTCGATGGCGGCCTTCAGCTCGGGGATCAGTATCGGCACGTTACGCGAGCTGGATGCATTTTTCGCCTGTTTCTTTTTTTGATAGTGGTTGTGTTCATCGAATACAACAGCACCCTTGACTTGAATAAAGTCAGGGGCTTTTTTTATGTCTTTCCAGTCGAGTGCCTGGATCTCGCTCACGCGCATGGAGCTGAGCGCCAGCAGCAGCGGCACGGCGTATTTGGTCGGAGCCGCCGCAGCGACAAACGCAGGTATCTCGTCAGCCGTCAAAAAAGCGCGTTCATGAGGCACAGGCACGCCGAAACGCGCCTGGGGTATGTCGATTCCTGTTGCGGCTTTCACGGCTGTCCTGACCGCGCAAAAGGCGTTACGGAGCGTTTTGACGCTGATGGTCTTTGCCTCGGCATCCACGACGGCCTGCCAGTTGGTGACGGAGCTGATAGGTTTGCTCATGACGGCCGAAAAGCGATGCTTTTGGACAGACCGATAGAAACGTACCGTCGAGGGCGAAAGCGTGTTCTGGCGGCTTGTCAGATATTCGTCGATGGCATCGGAGATCGTCGGCTCTTTCGGCTCTTCCGGCTCGGCGGCAAGAGGCGGCTCTATTTGCCGCTTATTTGACCGGTATTCGGCTTTTATCAGCTCGGCCGTCCGTTTACACTCCTTTGCCGTCGGAGCCGTCACTGGCACGCCAACGCCGTTCAAGCGCAAGTAGATGTAATAGTTCCCGGAGGACATCCGGCGCGGCTCTGGGACTTTCATCCGGCCTCCTCCTCCATCTGGCCGATGCTGGCGGCACGGTAAAAGTCATCGTGCTCTATGTGGTTCTTCTCGTGGTTGTAGCTGTGGAGCTGCTGGTCATGGCTCGTGCGGGCGTTTAGGTACACCGAGAACGTGCCGTCATCGTTCGGTATCACCATCCCGCCGCAGGTACAGGTCGGGAAGTCAATGAGCCGAACGAAAAAATCAGCGCCATCAATCGCCACTTGTCAGCCTCCGCGCAAGGTCGCGCATCATGTCGCGGTCGTTTTCCGTCATCGAACGATAATGCTCCAGCAGGACGCGCTCGTCATCTTTGAGGGAGTAGAGGGCGTCCTCGGTTATTTTTTTGTAGATTGGCTCAGGGATGATATAGGTATCTGGCGCGAGGAGATATTCGACGCTAACGTTGAAATAGTCGGCTGCCAATTTCAGTTTATCGGCGGACGGTTTATTTGTATCCCATCGAGCCGATTGACCGCGACCGACTCCGCTTTCAATCTCGAATTTGTTGCGTGTTATCCCATTTTCTTCGCATAAATGCGAAATCTTTTCCGACAAAGTCATGAAACCACCTCCAAAAAATATCCGCAAATATGTGAAAGTTTTGCTTGACAATGACGCAAATTTGCGTATAATGGATGGTGTGGAGGGCAAAACCACACCGACCACAAGCTATCGGGGCTTGTGGCATCGTAAATTTGCGTATGTCTGTGCAATCTTGATTATACGCAAATCTGTGTATTTGTCAACCGCAAGATATTGTGGAAGGAGGTTGATATGGTGTTAGGCAACATCAAAAGGCTCTGCAAAGAGCGCGGCGAAACTCTAACGGAGATGGAGATTGCGTGCGGTCTCGCCGAACGTGCCACCAGGCGGTGGGACGAAAACGCACCGTCCGTCCATGCCGTCCAGAAGGTCGCGGAGCATTTTGGGGTCTCCGTCGAGGAAATCACCAGAGAGGAGGTGACGGCCTGATGCCGTACATCCCAAGACAGAAAGGAGGATACCGCATGAACGAGCTGCAAACCGTCGGCAAGGTCGTATTCCTCGCGCCGAACGACCGCGAGCCGTTCACGACTTCGGAGGTCATCGCGGAGCGAGCCGAGGTAAAGCATCACGCCGTCCAGCAGATGATTCAGACCTACGAAAAGCGGCTGCGGAGTTTCGGATTTTTAGCATTTGAAATGCGTAAATCCGATGGGCGAGGCAGACCGAAAAAGGTCTACCACCTGAACGAGCAGCAAGCGACGTTCTTGATGACGCTGCTGAAAAACACGGATGTCGTGGTCGCGTTCAAGGAGGAGTTGGTGCGGCAGTTCTTCGCTATGCGGCAAGAGCTGTATCGCTGTCAGACCATCAAGACCGAACGCCGAGTCATCCGCCGGAACGTGACCGACGCCATCAAGGCGCTGCCGGAAACGCCGCACAAGAAGTTCAAATACGCGCAGTATACCAACCTCGCGTATATGACTGCCATCGGCAAGACGGCGAGAGCCATCCGCAAGGAGCGCGGCGCGAAGCAGACGGCGGTGGCGAGTGACTTCCTGACCTCGGCAGAGCTGGCTGCTGTGGCTGATGTTGAGAACCGCATCGGCGTGATGATTGACGCTGGCTTCGACTATCAGACCATCAAGGCGGCGCTTGCCAAACGAGCCGCGCTGACGGCGTGAGGGGGTGAAACGATGCCGTACATCCCAAAGCAGCGCGATCCGATGCTCAAGGTCATCGGCTCATACGGTCTCGAGCGCAGCCGAGTCTTCGGCGCGATCATCGGCAAGTCGCCGAACATGGCATTGAGACGGCTCAAAAATCCCGAGGAAATCACGCTCGGTGAGCTGCGGCGCCTGGCGTCGCACGGGCACATCCCCATCGACGAGATCAGGAGCGCGGTATGAGCGCACAAAAAAGCGACCGCCTCGGAGGTACCAGCTCCAAAGCGGTCAAGGGTGAGCAAACGGTAATGTCATAGCTCACCTTGCATTTTACAACATTTTATTGCGAAAAGCAAGGAGGAAAGCACAAATGGAAAAGAAGGAATTTATCGAGAAGATGAAGAAGGCGCTGGCGGCCGTTGAGAAGCTGCCGGACGAGTTCAAGATCGCGAGCGTCAAGACCGACCACAAGTCGGAGATTTGCGTCCGCGTCGACTCCGAGAAGGAGGACGCGCTTTACCGTTACGCGAGCATGGCCGGCCTCTACTGCAAGACCGTGAACGGAGAGTATGACCACTATGACGGCATCCACATCCTCGACGAGAATGGCACCGAGATCTACGAGATGGTCAACTATCAGCCGCACGGCAGCAAGGAGGCCGATGATGATTGACCTCGAAGCCGTCAAGACGGCGTTTTCGGTGTGCGGCGTCTATGCTGCGACCTATTGCCTCATGCGTTTCCTGCTGTGGTTGGACACAGGGAGGTGCAAGTGATGAGCTTTGTCTACACGACTGCGAACGGCCGGAAGGTCTTCATGGAGGCCGATAACCAGCTCGAAGCACTGCGCGACATCATCTTTTTTGAGCCGGACACGACCGGCGTGACGATGTACACGTTCGCGGCGTGGATGAATAGGAGGTCAAAAGAATGACGAGCGAACAGATGAAGTATTGCCGCGGCTGCGAACACCTCAACCGCGCCGGCGAGCCGACGTGCGATTTTCTTGCGCACACTGGTCATTCCCGCGGCTGCCCTGTTGGAGACGGCTGCCAGCATCACACGAAATTGGAGATCGCTGCCGCTGAGGAGCTGATGGCCGCCGATGTTCGGAAGATGTTCGATGCCGGCGCGACGGTCAAGGAGATCGCGGCGACGATGAGCTGGGGAATCAGCAAGACGCACGCTTTTCTTCGCAAACACGGCATGACGCGAGCGCCTGGATGGAACAAAAAAGGCACGGCAAAACCGAAAATCGAACAGCCGCAAAAAGCGGACATTGAATGTCCGGTCGAGAAAAAGCCGGAGCCGGCGCCTGCCGAGTTGGAGGGCATCAAGCTCGGAGAGTTCCTTGCAGCCATCAAGGCGCTGCTGCCGGAGAAACTGCACGGCGCGGCGCTCTACATCGACGGAACGCAAGTAAAGGAGCTTTACGGCTATTCGGTGACGATGCCGGAGGGCAGGTTGACCGTGGATCTGTTTACGACGAGGTGACGGCCATGCTTTACAGATGCAATCACTGCGGTGCGCTTTTCTCAGAGCCGTCAATCAAGCGCTGGCGCGAGCCGATGCCGGACGGATTCTTCGAGCCGTGGGCGTGCGACGTCTGCCCTGAGTGCGGCGAGGAGGATATCGAGGAGGTATTCGAGGAGGTGGCGGAAGATGGCGATTATTAACGGATGCCTTGAGTATGACACGGCAATCGTCGAGATCCATTTCCAGAAAGACCACGCCGATTGTGCTCACTGTTATCTTTTGGAGACTTACGCGCGGAAACAATGCCGACGCACCGGCGAGTACATCGTCGATGACCGAACGCGTGGCATCTGGTGCCCGCTGAAATTTATCTCGGAAGAAGGAGAGGTAAAAGATGGATAAGCTGATCTGGGCATTGAAGAAGCCAGCGGGGAAAGCGGCGAAGTTCTGCCGTATCGACAACACGCTGGAGAGCCTCCAGGAAGAGGTCGGCGGCTATATCGAGGCCGTGAACATCTCGCCGGATCTCGCCGTGATCTGTGACGAGGACGGGCGGCTCAAGGGCAAGCCGTACAACTGCAAGATCAACGGCGTGGACTTTGTCGGAGATATCGTTATCTGCGGGCGCGGCATTGATGACTTCATCGACATCCCGACGCCACCGGTGATGCACCAGCGTTTCCCGCACCTGTGGGAGGAGGCCGCCACATGAAGAAAGAGCGCCTTTGCCCGTTCCATGCCGTCATCGAAAACGGCTCGAAGCGTTACGGCATCCTGTGCAGCACGGGCGCGTTCGTGCCGGACGTCGCGGAGATTGGCAAGCAATTCTGTGACGGCTGCAACAAATGTGGCTGGTACCCGCCGGTCGAAAAACGGCGGAAGGCCGAGCTGAAAAAACGATTTGGAGGTGGAATTTAATGGGAATCCCCGTTCTTATCCTCGGAGAGAGTGGCTCTGGAAAGAGCGCATCGCTCCGCAACTTTGAGCCGTCAGAGGTCGGCATCTTCAATGTGGCGTCGAAGCCGCTGCCGTTCAGGAAGAAACTGCCGAAGGTCGACAACGCGACCTATCAGGCTATCGAGCGGTCGCTCTCGGCTCCGAAACTGAAGACCTACGTTATCGACGATTCGCAGTATCTGCTCGCGTTCGAGTTCTTCGACCGTGCAAAGGAGACCGGCTATCAGAAATTTACTGACATAGCTCTTAGATTCCGCAACATGATCCAGTTCATTATCACGCAGACGCCGCCGGACGTGATCGTCTATCTGCTCCACCACATCGAGCGCACCGATGACGGCCACGTCAAGGCGAAGACCATCGGACGGATGCTGGATGAGAAGCTGACGGTCGAGGGCCTGTTCAGCATCGTGCTGATGGCTCAGACCGACGGCAAGGAGCACTGGCTCCTGACGCAGAACGACGGCTATTCGCCGGTCAAGACGCCGATGGAGATGTTCGAGGCCGAGAAGATCGACAACGACCTCAAGGCCGTGGACGATACGATCCGCGCATATTACGAGTTAAACAATAATTAAAGGAGGACATTCATCATGAAAAAGTACAACGGATTCGAGCCGAAGGTCAGCAGAGGCGCTCGCGAGGTGCTTCCCGCTGGCGGCTATGTGGCGAAGGTGGTCAGCGCGAAGGTCGAAGAGAACGACTGGGGCGAGCGCCTCGTGATCGCGTTCGACATCTGCGAGGGCGACTGGCGCGAGTTCTTCAAGAAGGACTTCGACGGTAACACCAACGAGGACAAGCGCTGGCGCGGAGTCTATCGCGCGAGCATCCCGACCGACGATGGCAGCGAAAAGGACGGATGGAAGAAGCGCACTATGAACAACGTGATCGGCAGCTTCGAGGCGTCGAACGACGGCTATCACTGGGACTGGGACGAGAAGAAGCTCAAGAACAAGATCGTCGGCGTGCTCTTCCGCAACAAGGAGTGGGAGATGAACGGCCGCACCGGCTGGACGACCGAGTGCTGCGCTCTGACCTCCGCCGACAACATCCGCGACGGAAAGTTCAAGATGCCGAAGGACAAGCCGCTCGAAGGTTCCAGCTCCACGCCTCCGGCCTCTAGCCAGTTCGTCGAAGCGGAGGATAGCGGCGACCTGCCGTTCTAAGCCCATGCATCCCGCCGAGGTAGAACAGGCGCTCGGCTCTCTGACTATCCTCGTGGACACGCGCGAGCATCCGACGGAGCAAGCACAACGGCGCTATGCTTCGTTCGGGTGCCCGTGGCGGAGGGAGAAGCTGTTTGCGGGGGACTACTCGGCAGCCGTGACACTTCCTGACGGCTCCGAGTTCTCCCTCGCGGGCAGTGTGGCGGTCGAGCGCAAAATGGGCTTTGACGAGCTTTGCCAGTGCTTCACGCATGAGAGGAAACGCTTCGCGGCGGAGTTCGACCGGGCGAAGGCCGAGAGCATAAGGCTTTACCTGCTTGTCGAGTATGGCACATGGGAGAACGCCTACGCTGGGAAATACCGTTCCCAGATGAAGCCGAACGCACTGACCGGTTCGTTGCTCGCGTGGGTGGCGCGTTACGGCTCGCCGGTGCTCATGTGCAAGCCGGAGACCAGCGGGCGACTGATACGCGATGTGCTGTATCGGGAGATGAAAGAGAGGTTGACGGCCTATGAATGACTTCTGCAAAGCGCGGTGCCTCGCCTGCGGGGTAGTCATCATGCTCGATCTCAACGGCGATTGGCACTGTCCGGTGTGCGGAGCGTATGACGGAAACGGCCTGATCGAGTGGCTGGAGGAGGAAGAGGCCGATGGCTGAGAAAAGCACGTTTGTAAAAATAGACCGAAACATAGCGGACTGGAGATGGTTCTATGATCCGATTACCTTGCAGGTTTTCCTTTGGCTCATCATCAAGGCGAATGTCGAGGATCACAACTTCCGGGATATGACTATTCACCGCGGGCAGCTTTTTACGAGTATCGCGTCTATCTGCTCCGCGACGAAGCGCTCCGCACGGCAAGTCAGAACGGCTTTACAGCATCTAATATCGACAAACGAAGTGACAAGCCAAGAATATCCCTACGGACGGCTTATTACCGTGGTTTCTTATGATACCTACCAGACCAAACCGACAAACAAATCGACAAACAATCGACAAGCGACCGACAAACAACCGACAAGCGACCGACAACAATATAAGAATATAAAAGAACATATAGAGAATGAAAAGAAAGAGAGCGCTCCCGCCACGCCTGACGGCGGCGGTCGCGCCGAGTGGGAAATCAGGCGGAAGCTGCCGGACAAATATGTCGGGTGCTTCGAGAGCGAAGAAGCGTTCCAGAGCTGGCTAGATGGAGAGGGGTATGATCCGCATTGAGGTACGAGCTAAAGCGAG